GGGCGGTCGGATTTAGGCCATAAGGTCTTCCAGTCGTTCGGGCTTTCACCGAACTCAAGTACCGCCGGCATGGCAAGGTATGTCCACGGAGATTGACCTGTGGGATAGCGTTCCCCATTACGGAGTTCCCTATACAAGTCGATGGAATCCACTCGGGTTCCTAAGACTAAAAGTTTTCCAGTAGGCCCAAGACGAGTTAGGACTTCTTGCTGGATCCAACGAATCTGTTTCTCGTATTCGTGTGAGTTGCTCATCGTCACGCAGTCATCGAGAATAATCAGGTCGGCTCTCGCACCGTAGACCTGACCACCGATACCGATAGCTTGAAGGGTAGGGTCTTTCTGGTCGGAGTCACGAAGTTCGTCTCCGAGGTAAACTTGTGTTGCTTGCCATGTAGCAGACTTGGACTTGAAGCCAGAACCAGCAGCGTAAGCGAGTTGTAGCTTTTGCCAGCCGGGGTGGGTAAGTCTTTGCTTGATGGCGTAGATGAACTCGGTAGCCTTCTGCTGGCTTTTCGAGACAATCATTATTCGAACATTGGGATCCATACAGATCCGGTACACCGGGTAGTCGATGGATGTGGTCATCGATTTGGCGTGTTCAGGTGGCACATTCACCAGCACATACTGGGGGCGACCCTTTTCATACTGCATCGATGGGTGAACCCATGATGGGTCTCGACCTTCCAATAGATCGATGATGTTCATCTGATGCGGAAAGGTCTCAGCCTCTAAATACTCTTTGCGGAAATCACGAAATGGTAACGACAGAGATTCCTCAGATTGGATGCGACCTTTAGTAACTCGGGCAGCTCTGATCTTGTCGGCGTTCTCTTTGAACTCTTTATCGGTGGATCGGTAGTACTCCCAGAGTTTGACCGATTTGCCTACAGCCCTCATCGCCTCTTCGACTGTATAGCCTTGGGTGATGTAGCCAAGTACCTTCGCTTTAGTCTTGGCGGCTTCTTCTTGCCGTTTTGTCATTGGATTCCTAGTGTCATTCTCATTGGATCCACGGTCTGTGGATAAACCTGTGGATAGCCAAAATGGCAGACCTGTCCAAACTCACTAGGAGTTTGTTTGGGGGCCTCCAGTCGCTGAAGGCTCCTTCCGGCCCCCTAGGGCCGGGTAGGTCGTCTATTTACCTAGTCGGTAAATATCCTCCCTACTATGTATAAGCCGGGATAAAGGCTGTTTATCCCACCCTAAAGGGTGTGATTTGTATCACAGGTAGCCCAATGTAGCCAAATATGCTGTCTGACCAGCACTTTTGTTAGCTCCGATCCTATCAAAAATATTTTTCTGGGTACATATACATGGGCCCCACCGCCACTTAAAGCAGTCGGGTCAATTTACCCCCTGCGTGTCAGACCCCCTACTTTACATAATACATGTTATCGGCTAACCATTTATCCCGATTTTCTAGGGGCTGGCAGGGCATGGCAGACCCCACCTATTAGGGGGCTTCTTAACTTTCCCGTTTAAGTAATCGCCTAGTAATCAAGGCACTTTCAAGGGGGGGCAGGGGTCAGACATGGCAGGGGCAGGGCTTGGAAGGGTCAGAGAAGGGGCAGGGCTTGGGGTCTTTGGCAGACCTTCAGACCTTCCCGATTCTTTCGGCTCTGGAATCTTTCCCGGAATCGCTGGAGAATCGAAGCCCCGAAAAGCATTGAATCACGCCACTTTTCAAGGGGTCTTTTCTTTTCTATGGATCTGATTAGAAGCTTTGGCGGTGATTGAATCTGCCCCCCTTTTCTGTCAGACTTAGGGGGTGGGGGAATCTCTCCCCTACGCATTACCTACAGAAAAGAGTTGAATCATGTCTAGAACTTCCACCCTTCCCACTCATGGAGAAGCACGAATCGCTTTTGATTCGGTTCTCTCTTGCTTCTCTGATTCTCTTCCATTGAGTGAGTCAGAACTTCAGACCGCTTTTGCTGGAATCACGAACTCATTAACTATTCGTGATTACGCTTTGGGGGCTATTGGCGAAAGTATCGCCACTCACTCAGACCGCTTCACTTTTCTTAATCTCTTCTCTATCTGTGGCGAATCGGCAGACATTGAAGCGATTAAGTCTGCCTACTTCTACGAAGCCGAAGAACTTCAGAAGGCGAAAGATTCACTTCAGAAGGCTTTTGAATTAAACCCTTCTCACTCTCTTTCGATTCTTTTGAGTCGGGTCTTTTCTGCTGGCTTGCCTTCTCAATCTTTCGTGGCTATGCGTTCAGAACTTCACCCGAAAGTTATTGAGCAGATTCAATCTGATTCTGCTCTTCGTGTCGGGGGTGAAGAGTAATGAAGGCGAAAGAGTTCATCACACTTCTAGATTCTGAAAGTGGGGAAGTGCTGGTCTATGCCCCATTAAGTAAGACCCGACTTAATGCCCTAGTGAAGGCTTACTCAAGGGCTGGAATCGAAGCGGTTCTCGCTTAGTTGCCTAGTGGGGGGCAGGGCTTCGGTTCTGCCCCCTGCTAAGTGATTAAGATTTAATCACTTCTCAACCTACAGAAAAGAGAAAAGACATGAACGAAACCGAAACTCTGAAGGCTTCGGGTTCTCTCGCTTGGGCTTCAGAATCTGCCCCGAACTATGCGGAAGAAGTCGCTAGCCTTTATTCATGGTCTAGTAACTACGAAGGCTTCACGCCTTTTCGTAAGTTCTTAGACCTTATCGGATACTCACTAGACCATTACGGCTCACCCCTTGCCGATTGGTCTAACCCTGCCGACTCTTTCGGCTTCATGGAGATTGGATACCTTGCCGAAGCTTTGAGTCAATACGCTAACCGCCCCCATGATGTTGAGAACTTCATCACCGAACTTTTAGAAGTCGAGAGTGAGTTCGGGCTATGAGATCCAAAAGATACTTTCAGATTCGGTTCGTAGTTCGGGTTCTCTTTTGGGGTTCTCTACTTCTAGGGCTTCTTCATGTAATGGGTAATCTCTGGTGGGTGGGTGATGGCTACTGCTGGGGGTCAATGACAGAGTGCTACTTTCCCGAAGAAAGGGGGAAGTAATGCCCCTAATGTGTGAAGAGTGTAAATACTCAAACTGGTTCTGCCCTGAGTGTGGCGAATCAAGTCATCACGATTGCGATTGCTCATGCTGTGGCTGTAAGTGCCAAACTGATGACAGCGATAACAGCGAGAACAGCGACACCGAAGCCCTTGAAGGCTTCTATTTATTAGTTGATAAGGAATCAGCGAGACTTCTTATCAACTCTCTTCGTATCGCCATAAATAACTACGATTTTGATGGCGACTACGAAACTTCAGAAAAAGTCGAAACTATTTTAAGAAAGATTGAAGGTGAATAAACATGGGTCTAGACATGTATTTATTGGCAAATAGGCACTATCAGAAAATAAACTGGAAGGCACTTGGAGATAACAGAGAGTTGAACTACGAATCTCCTGAAGTGATTCAATCCGATTGGAAGAAGGTTATTGAAGCTTCAGATTTAGGTAGCGTGGCAACTGACATTTATGGCGTAACTGTTCAAGTTACCTGTGCCTACTGGAGAAAAGCGAATCAGATCCATAACTGGTTCGTTGATAATGTTCAAGGCGGAGATGACGATTGCCGTGAGTATGGCGTAAGCATTGAACACTTGAAGGAACTTCTTTCAACCTGTAAGGAAGCACTAGAAAAGAAAGACCCTTCGCTTCTACCCCCTGCCGAAGGATTCTTCTTCGGTTCAACAGAAATTGACGAATACTATTGGGGAGATTTATCTCAAACTATTGAGAAGTTAGAAAGAATACTTTCGCTTCCCGAAGTAGAAGAACTCTCCTTTTGTTATCAGAGTTCATGGTGAAGGGAAGATAAATGAAGATTAAGACGAAGGCGAAATGCCCTGAGTGTTCTAGGGTCTTTGATTTACTCAATGAAACCGAAGCCGAAGAGTGGGCTTACGGACACGATTGCGAAGGGTGGTAACAGCGTGACCACTATCCACTTAGGCGATTGCGAAACTGATTGCCCGACCTGTCGGGCTAACTGCTCATGCGAAAAGTGTCGAGAGGGGGTGACTCAATGACAGTTCATAAGACTTGGGTAGTTATCTACTCAAGCGACCCCATGCCAAACAATGACCTAGCGAGAAGGCTTGATGGCTTGGAGTGGTGGATAACAGACCGAGATAACTATGACGAAGCGAAGACAGCGACTCGTGTTCTCGACCTAACGAAACTGAAAGATTAGCGACCTATGGGGCAGGGGGTTCTCTCCCTGCCCTGTGGGGTGTTCATCTTGAATACCAGCAAACCTACAGAAAGAAAGATAAATGAAACTGAAAGAAGGAACTATGGAAGTTATCGAAGCAGATAACTTTTCCATTGAAGAGAAGTACCGCATGACCATTGAACATGAAGGTGAAACCTTTTACTGGATTGGATTCATTGGTGAGTATGGAAGCGTTGAAGATTGGTATAACGCTAACGAAGAAAGAATCATCTCCCCTGATTGGGCAGAAGATTTAGAAGACCTCTTCGAACTTTGCCTTAACAAGGTAAATGAAGATAAGAAGCGAAGCGGAAGAACTGACTGTGGCTACGAAGTAGAACAGGCGATTGTAAAAGAGCTTCTTTTACAGGGCTTCCCTATGGATCTGATTAAGGAAGTTATTAGGTCTTATCCGATTGACCGAATAATCTTCGAACAGATTATGAAGACCGCTTCAATAAAGATTGACGAACTTCAGAAGGCGAGAGTGAAGTAATGCCTAGATTCGTATTCGGAGTTCATAAAGAGTGGCACTCGAAGATTGGCTTTGATGCCGCATCACTCGAAGAAGCACAAGAGTTATACCGACAAGTTGAGGAAGGCGAGATTTCTGATGAAGAACTGCCTAACTTCTATGAGAAGTGTTACTCAACAGATACGACCATGTTCGAACTAGAAGAGGTGGTGGTGTCATGAGTTACAAGCATGGAGAGAATCACGAGAACTGCTGGCGTGATTGCGATAGACATGAAGCCCTTGAGTGCTTCGTGTTCGATTGCCCTGATAAATCTGAAGCCGAATACGATTGTGAGGTGGCTGTCTGATGTTGGGATACAGCGTTGAAGACATTGAAAAAATGATTATGACTCTGAACTATTCGATTCATCATCACATTAAGGATACGAAGTTCGCTGATGAAGATAAAGAGGTTCTTTGGAAGTTAGAAGACTTCTTACAGGGTCTATTAGTAGAGGGGAGAATCTGATGTCGAAGCATTCTTTTATCCTGACCTATGACACGAAGACCAGAGAGTGGGAGTGGGATACAGAACAGGAAGGTAATCGCCTTGATGGTAGAACTTATGCCCCCGATTGGTCTTTGATTGACTATGACCAAGTGGGTTATTCAAGAGAGCCGATTCACTTCTCTTTGGAAGATGAACTGGCTGAAAAGATTACCTTCGTAAGAAGAACTCTCAATGACCTTGAGAAGCACGAAGATTCGCTGGAGAAGGCTGTGAAAAGTTCTCCTAGATTCTTCAACTGTAAGATTCGATTCGCTGGGCAGGAAGTAACTGAGGTTCGAAGACTCGGTATCCTGCCTTTGGGATTCGAAGGTGACACCGAAGCTTTGTCTAATGATGACGAAGTGTTCTATTGGTTAGATCCATTGAGCCTTTACGAAGGTTTTGTGAATCCGACTGACGGCTGGACTATTGAAGAGATTGAGGTGGAATAGTGGGTTATGCCCTGTTCTTCCTAACCTTTTTTACAGTTCCGCTAGGACTAGCAGAGGACTCTCCTTTGCTAGTGGCTTTTCCGATTGCGGTTTGGGTCGGGGCTATTCTGTTCAGAAATGAGGTTCAATGATTGCTCGATTACTGATTGCGGTAATCTCTTTCGGGGCTGGCGTAATGCTAGCCCCGAAGGGATTTCCTGTTAAGGAAGTT